ATGTGCTAAATCGATTGATGGAGTAGAAAAACTAAAATTTATACCATATGCTAGTCAATTTATTAAATATTATGATCATATATTCTATGTTTCTCCTGTAGGGGTTCAAATTGAAGATAATGGTGTTAGAACAACTGATGCTGGTTATCGTGATTGGATTGATAGTACTATTAAGCATTTTATTAAAGAAAATCTATACAACATGAAAAGTTTTGGCATCATTTCAGGTACTACAGAACAAAGAATTGAACAGATTAAAGGTTACTTAGGGTTTTGATATTTATACCCAAACCAAAAATCTTACATATAATGAAACGTACTGAATTACAACAAGCTATAGAAGAAATTATTACTGAAATTTTAAGTGAAAATGTTAATCTAGTCAATGAAGTTGAAGATGAAGATGATGATTCAACCTCAGAAAAAGAACCACCAAAATCTGAATTAAAGAAAAATGCTAGTATAGCTACTATAGTTGATACTATAGCTAAATTAACCAAGGATCGTAAAGAGACTAATGAAAAATATAAAAAAGCAGAAGGTAAGGAAAAAGCAAAGTTGTTAGATAAATTAAAAGATCTAACATCTAAGATACAACCATTAGAAAAAGCTCTTAAAGAAAAACAAAAAACTCTTAAAGAAAATGATTTAAAAATTAAAATCATGAAAAAATCACAATTACAACAAATTATCAAAGAAGAAATTAAAAAAATCTTAAAAGAAGAAAAACAAGATATAAAAATAACTGATGGCACTATAACTTTTAATGGTGAAGATTATACTGTTCAAGAAATTATAGGTGATATAGATGGTATTCGAGACAAAATCATACATCAAAAAGTTACTTATAGAAATGAAGACTGGTATGTTGATGGTATTGAAGATCCAACCCCATCTGGATATGGGTATAGAGAAAAAGAGTATGATAAAGAACCTAAAATACATTTAACAAAACAAGATCCTGAAAATATAAATATAAAATCTGAGAATAATCCTGAAATTGAACATAATAATAAAGAAATAGAAGCTCAACTTAATAAACTTGGACTTAAATATAAAAAAATACGCGGTTCAAAATTACCTAATGCTCCAACAAACTTCTATAAGTATAAAATTAATTTAAATGGTAAAGATTATTATATAACATATAGCCTGGACCGCAACCCCGGTGGTAGTGTTGGTGTTAAAGACTCAGAAGGTGATACTATAAATAATTTTGTAAGTTTGAATCAAATTAAAAAATACTTAATATAACCCTATAAGGGACAGTTATGAGTCAAGACTTAAAACAAATAATACGAGATGAATACTTAAAGTGCGCCCAAGATCCGGCGCACTTTATGAAGAAATACTGCCACATCCAACATCCAACACGTGGTAGAATTATATTCAACTTGTATCCATTTCAAGAAAAAGTACTACGATTATGGAGAGATCATCCATATGACATAGTACTTAAGTCTCGACAATTAGGTATATCAACTTTAGTAGCAGGTTATTCATTATGGATAATGCTGTTTCAAAAGGATAAAAATGTTCTTTGTATAGCTACTAAACAGGAAACAGCTAAAAACATGGTAACGAAAGTTAAATTCATGTTTGAAAACTTACCTTCTTGGCTAAAAGTACCTGCTGAAGAAAACAATAAACTAACGTTACGATTAAATAATGGTTCCCAAATTAAAGCAGTTTCAGCAGCAGGTGATGCAGGTCGATCAGAAGCAGTATCACTCCTGATAATTGACGAGGCTGCATTTATTGAAGGAATTGGTGAAATATGGGCTTCTGCTCAACAAACCTTAGCAACTGGTGGTGGAGCAATTGTATTATCTACCCCATATGGTACTGGTAATTGGTTTCACCAAACATGGGTTAGAGCAGAAGCACAAGAAAATGACTTCTTACCTATTAAACTTCCATGGTACGTTCATCCTGAACGTGATGATAATTGGAGGAAAAAACAAGATGAATTACTTGGAGATCCAAGACTAGCAGCCCAAGAATGTGACTGTGACTTTAACACCTCAGGTGATACTGTATTCTATAACGAACAGTTAGACTTTATTTTAGCAACTTCTATTAAGGATCCCTTGGAAAAACGCGGTATAGATCATAACTTATGGATATGGGAATTACCGGATTATACAAGAAGTTATATGGTAGTTGCTGACGTTGCTAGAGGAGACAGTAAAGACTTTTCTGCATTCCATGTAATAGATATAGAATCTAATACACAAGTTGCTGAATATAGAAGTCAAATTTCACCAAAGGAATTTGGTTACTTATTAGTAAGCATAGCAACAGAATATAATGATGCATTATTAGTTGTTGAAAATGCTAACATAGGATGGGCAACACTTGATGCTATTATTGAAAGGGCTTATAAAAATTTATATTACTCTCCTAAAAGTGATACTTTAAATGCTGAGTCATATTTAGAAAGATTAGATGACCCATCAAGAATGGTACCTGGTTTTACTATGAATTTAAGAACCAGACCTTTAGTTATAAATAAGTTTAGAGAATACGTAGGTGATAAAAGTGTTGTTATACAGTCTAAACGATTAGCTGAAGAAATGAAAGTATTCATTTGGAAAAATGGTAGACCTGAAGCACAATCTGGTTATAATGATGATTTGATTATGAGTTTTTCAATGGCAATGTATGTTCGTGATACTGCTTTAAAATTCAAAACTCAAAGCCTAGATTTAGCTAGAGCAACTATAAGTAATATTACAGCTATAAAAGCAAATGCACAAGGAAACTATACAATGAACGGAAGACCTAACCCTTATAATATGAATATCAATGGTCAGGATGAAAACATTAGCTGGTTACTATAATATTTATTACAAATAATTTAATATAAAATGGCGGATACAAGTGTTTTTTCAAGATTAAGGAAATTATTTTCTACAGATGTAATTATTCGTAATGCCGGTGGGAATCAATTAAAAGTAATGGATGTTAATAGCATCCAAAAAAGTGGTGAATTCCAAACTAACGCTTTAGTAGACCGATTTAATCGTATCTATTCTAGTAACAGCACATCTTTGTATGGTGCTCAATTAAATCTTAACTGGAGATATCTTCGCACCCAAGTCTACTCAGACTACGATGCAATGGATACAGATGCAATTATCGCATCTGCTTTGGATATAATCGCAGACGAGTGTACTCTTAAGAACGATATGGGAGAAGTACTTCAAATTAGAAGTAGCGACGAAGACACGCAGAAAATCCTATATAATCTATTCTATGATGTATTAAACATTGAGTTTAATCTTTGGTCTTGGATTCGTCAAATGTGTAAGTATGGTGATTTCTTTTTAAAACTAGAAATTGCTGAAAAATTTGGAGTATACAATGTTATTCCTCATATGGCTTACCATATCATGAGAGAAGAACATTATGACCCTCAAAATCCAGCTGAAGTAAGATACCGTTTTAGCCCAGATGGTTTTTCAGGTGGTGCTTCAGGTTTTTATGGTGTAACAGGACAAGGTAATTATAGTCCTAATAAACAAGATGGTTCTCTTTATTTTGATAATTACGAAATGGCTCACTTTAGATTAGTAGCCGATACTAATTATCTCCCATATGGTCGTTCTTACCTGGAACCGGCTCGTAAGTTGTTTAAACAATATATTTTGATGGAAGATGCAATGTTGATCCATCGTATTGTTCGTGCTCCGGAAAAACGTATTTTTTATATCAATGTAGGTTCTATTCCGCCTAATGAGGTAGAAAACTTCATGCAGAAGACTATTACTCAAATGAAGAGAACCCCATTCCAAGATCCACAAACCGGTGAATATAATTTAAAATATAATCTACAAAACTCACTAGAAGACTTCTTTATCCCAGTAAGAGGAAATGATCAAACAACTCGAATTGAACCAACTAAAGGTTTAGATTATACTGCAATTGAAGACGTAGTTTACTTAAGAGATAAGTTATTTGCTGCTTTAAAGGTACCTAAAGCATTTATGGGTTATGAAAAAGACTTAACTGGTAAAGCTACTCTAGCAGCTGAAGATATTCGTTTTGCTCGTACAATTGACAGATTACAACGCATTGTTCTTTCAGAATTAAATAAAATTGCTTTAGTACACTTATATACTCAAGGTTATAGAAATGAAGCCTTAACTAATTTTGAATTATCATTAACTACTCCTTCTATCATTTACGATCAAGAAAGAATTGCGTTAATGAAGGAAAAAGTTGATTTGGCTAAAAATATTATTGACGGTAAATTATTACCTACAGATTGGATTTACGATAATGTATTCCACTTAAGTCAGGATCAATATGATGAATACAGAGATTTAATTGCTGAAGACCAAAAACGTATCTTTAGATTTAAACAAATCGAAAACGAAGGTAACGATCCACTTGAATCAGGTAAGTCATATGGTACACCTCACGATTTAGCAACTTTATATGGTTCTGGAAGATATAATATGGGAGTACCTGATGGATATGATAAAGATGAACCATTAGGACGTCCTGAAGAAAAAGCATCTACAATGGGTACTCAACAAAGTACTTTAGGTAAAGATAGATTAGGTAATATTGGTATGAAGAAAGGAGATGCTACAGGTGAAGATATAACATTAAAGAATAATTTCAAAGGTGGATCACCACTTGCTTTAGAAACTAAAGTTAAAAATAAAACTTTATTGGAATCTTTAGATAAGAAATTGTCTCTTAAAAAAGAAGAATCTTCACTACTAGATGAATCTCAAATACGAGAATAATATCTCCATATATATTTATAATTAAAATATTTACTCCTGGAATGACTATTAAACATTCGAAGTATAAAAACACCGGTATCCTCTTTGAGCTTTTAGTGAGACAAATCACGGCAGATACACTATCAGGTGTTGAATCCCCAGCAACTAATATCCTAAAAAAATATTTTGGTAAAACAGAATTAGGGAGAGAATATAAGTTATACGAAAGTCTTTTTAAATATACTAACATTAGTGAGGCAAAAGCTGAAATGGTGGTTAGTACTATTGTTGAAAGTTCTAAACAATTAAATCGTTCTGTACTAAAAAGACAAAAATATAATTTGATTAAGGAAATAAAAAACCACTATAACTTAGATGAGTTTTTTAAAATTAAATTACCAAACTATAAGATACAAGCTGCAACTTATACTTTGATTGAAACTTATGGTGATAATCAATTATTAAACCCTGATCAAATTATTGAAAATAAAACTGTTCTTCTAGAACATTTAACTCAATCTAATATTAATAAGAAAGAAGTTAAAGAAAATATCTTAGAAGAATTTAGACAACAAGATAAAGATGTTCGTGTTTTAGCATATAGAGTATTACTTGAAAAATTTAATGACAAATATGTTAATCTAAACATAAATCAAAAAAACGTATTAAAAGAATTTATTAACAGTGTTGATAATACAACTAAGTTAAAAGAATTTTATAATACTAAAGTAAATGAAATTAAAGAACATTTACTTAAAATGAATAGTTCTGTTACTAATCCTGCTATTCAAGTTAAAATAAAAGAAGTAGTTAATATCTTACCTACACTAGGAAAAACCGATAAAGCAGGCGATGACCAACTAATTAATCTCCTTCAATACTACCAGTTAATTGAAGAATTAGAAATAGCTAAATGAGTAAGAAAGAAAAAATAAAAGACCTTATTCAGAAACGATTAAAAGAAATAAGCGCCACTGGTACTGGTGCTTCTTTTACTGCGGGGACTGGTGCAAATTATGCTACCCCATATGCTTTTAATCCAAATAAAAAAGCTAAAGGTGCTAAAAATATCTACTATTACAAACTTGGTTTTAAACCTGTAAATCAAAAAGCTTTAAATAAAGCTGCTAAAGGTATTGAAGTAAAACATTTATGGGAAGAAACAGAACCTAAATTTGATATTGAAGGTTTTATAAGTTCTTTAAACACAAATGATGAAGAATTAAAAAACTACATAGCAGGTCGTTTAGGTGATTTTGATTTATTGGCTAATAAAATTAAGGAACTTATTTCTTTAATACAAGAAGCTAAAAAAGAAACAATAAATAGTTATAGAGAAAATCCTGAATTTAAAGCAATTTATGGTACAGATTTAGCTATAAAGACTATTGATAATGCAATAAAATTATTTACATAAACATGAAAACACTTCAAACACAATATAACCTTATTAAAGAAGGTAAAGGCGATAAAGCATATTTTATG